CATCATATTTAATTGTTCCACCTAATTGCAATATTCTTTTTTGTTCTTCATATGAATTTGGTTTATGATCTTTAGTTAATTGAATTCCAATATTGGATTTATTACATATAACAGCTCGACAATCTCCTAAATTAATAATATACATATATTTTTTAGTTTTATTATCATTTTCAAACATTATAGTGACTAAAGCAGTTGATCCAGTGTGTGCTGCGGAATCTCGCTTCTCTATTTTTAACTTATTTTGTATATGAGTAAATACTTTTGTAATATAGCGAGGATATTCTTTCATCATTGGAGTTGCTGGAACATCCTTCCTCAAAAAATAATTAGATAAAGTATTTTTAATATATTTGGATATTTCCTTACCACCATGTCCATCATATATCGCAAAATAATTTAATGGCTTAATTGATTTATTATTACCATCTATATTTATTATATCTTCATGCTGATCTTCATTCGATTCCCTTTTACCTAATAACGATATAGAATGTACTAACATTATAAAATGATGAGATAAAAAATTCAAAAAAATTGACCGATAAGGTAATATAAAAAATTGACAAAAAATCTCTTTAAACAATTATTCATAATTAGTATCAATGAACAGCTTTCCAGATAGTTTTTCCCCTGAAAAAGCATTATTCCAAATACAATTATGTAATTTAAGAAAATTAGTATTTGAAGATATACAAAATAATTGGGAACATAAAGGTATAGCAATTAATGTTACATCTTATAATGAAGCAATTCCACTAATTATAATGGAAGAATTACAGAATAGAGGATGGAAATGTAATATTATTAGAAAAACAAAGACCAATATAATTAAAAATTTTACTAATGTATTTAATGATGTATTATTAGACAGAGAAATTAGGGAGTTAGTAATTAATTGGGATTAAAAAATTGACCAATAAGGTAATTTTAAATCTTTCAGATAAAAAATTGATTTAATTTATTATTCATTTATATATTGTTTAAAATATATCAATGAACCAATTCCCAGAAAACTTTACATATGATTATATAAAAAATAAATTAAATAATTATTTAGAAACAATCAAAGAGCGTCGGTTAATTAAAATTGCAAAACTTCGAAAATATGTATATGATCAAATAAATGAAAATACTTTTAATCTTATATCAGAATTCCCAATACCTTTAAATGATGGAGAAGATCTTGATATAATATTACCTGTAATCAATGAACTAAAAGATAGGAAGTTTAATATTTCCTATGAAAAATCAGGACCATATTATGAAATTAAGTATACCATAATTATTAAATCCTAATTCTTATTAAATCAGGTAATTTTTCTTCATAAATTATATGAATTTCATCATTGGTATTAATAATATCATCTCCAAATAAATCCATGTACAATTCCGATACCTTAATTTTTGGATTTTTTATTCGGAGTTTTCTTCTCATACCAGGAAGTATGATTTCTATTAAATCAGTCCTTTTTTCTTTACAATATTTATCTACAAATTTATATATTTCTTCCATTGTAGTACTTTTATCTATATCAAATGATAAATTTTTTAATTCCATATCATCTGTTGTCACTAAACGAATATCTATTAACTCACTCATATAATATTATATTATTAAGTTAACTTTAAATAAACTAATCCACATCATCAACTGTAGGCTTCTTATCTGATTTCTTATTCATCGATTCAGTATATGCACTCTGTAATATAGGAGCCATTTTATCCTCTACCTGTTTCTTACGTGTCTCTAACTCTTCTTTATCCGCAGTTGGATTTTCGTCTAGCCACTTAATATTTTCTTCAGCAGTATCTCTAATAGTTCGTTTAACATCTTCTGATATATTTTTGAATGAATCTTCATTTAACATATTCTTCAATCTATAAATATATGCCTCTAAATTGTTTCTTGCTTCAATACGCTCTCTGATTTTCTTATCTTCATCTGCATATTTAGCTGCTTCTTCTGTCATTTTTTCAATCTGTTCTTTAGATAAACGTCCTTTATCATTTGTAATAGTTATTGACTTAGATTTACCAGTTGATTTCTCTACAGCAGATACATTTAATATACCATTTACATCAATATCATATGAAATCTCAATTTGTGGTACTCCTCTCGGTAAAGGAGGTATTTCATTCAAATTAAATTCACCCAATTTATTATTATCTTTAACCAATGCACGTTCCCCTTCATAAACCTTAATTGTAACTCCACTTTGATTATCCGATGCTGTACTAAATGTCTGTGTTTTCCTTGTTGGTAATGTGGTGTTTTTAGGAATCAATGTTGTCATCACTCCGCCCAATGTCTCCACTCCCAAACTTAATGGGCAAACATTTAATACCACTAAATCATCAATTTTCTTATTCTTTACTCCAGATAATACTGCTCCCATTACAGCAGCTCCATATGCTACTGCTTCATCTGGATTTACACTCTTGCATAATTCTTTACCGTTGAAATAATCAGTTAATAATTGCTGGATCTTTGGAATTCTTGTCGATCCACCTACCAACACAATCTCATCAATTTTACTTTTGTCAAGTTTAGCATCTAATAAAACTTGATTTACTGGTTCTAATGTTTTTCTAAATAAATCACTGCAAATCTCCTCAAATTTTGCACGACTTAATCTAATATTGAAATCTTTTCCTTCATATAATGATTCAACTTCAAGATTCGTATCAACACTAGTAGATAATGATCTCTTAGCTCTTTCACAAGCAGTTCTCAATCGACGCATTGCCCGAGGATTTCCAGAAATATCTGCCTTATACTTCTTTCTAAATTCTTGAACACAATAATCAACTAAACGATTATCAAAATCCTCTCCACCTAAATGAGTATCTCCTCCTGTCGCTTTTACTTCATATATACCTTTATCAATTACTAAAAGAGATACATCATGCGTACCACCACCACAATCAAATACTATAACATTCTTCTCTCTCTCTTCATTCTTCTCTAAACCATATGCCATCGCTGCAGATGTTGGTTCGTTTATTATACGAATTACATTGAGACCTGCAATTCGTCCTGCGTCTTTAGTAGCAGTTCTTTGTGAATCATTGAAATACGCTGGCACAGTAATAACAGCATTTTTAACAGTATGTCCTAAAAATGCTTCTGCTATTTCCTTCATCTTTGTTAACACCATTGCAGATATTTCTTCTGCAGAGAATTGTTTGGTTTCTCCCTTAAATTCAACTTCAATTAGTGGTTTATCATTGTCACCTTGCACCACTTTGAAAGGCCAAAGTTTCATATCTGCTTGAACAATTGGATCACTGAATTTACGGCCAATTAAACGTTTCGCATCAAATACTGTATTTCTAGGATTTTGAGCACATTGATTTTTAGCTCCTTGACCAATTATTCTCTCTGTTTCCGTAAAAGCTACATAACTCGGAACTGTACGTTCTCCAGTTGCATTATCAGCTATGATTTCAACTCTATCATTAATAAAATAGCCTACTGCACTATAAGTAGTACCTAGGTCAATTCCTATACAAACTTCATCTTTTGTGTTATTCATTTGTTATTACTATAACGATACTAATCTTTAAGCTGTTTGAATTTCAAAATTTTGAAATTTTATCTAATTACTACCTATTTTAATATATAATCATAATGATTACTAAATATAAAGTAGTTTTAATAGGCGATGCTTTTGTTGGTAAAACAAGTTTGGTTTATAGATTATGCACTAATAAGTTTAATGAAGACGGCGAATCTACTATCGGTTCATCATTTAATTCCTATGAAGTAAATGATGGAGAAAACTTAATAAAATTATATATATGGGATACCGCAGGACAAGAACGATTTAGATCTATAATTCCAGTATATCTTCGTGATGTCGATGCAATTTTGTATGTATATGATATGTCTAATATCAATTCAATCGATTCAATATTAAAAATTTGGATGCCATTCGTATTACAAAATGCAAAAAATGATTATATCCCATTTATTATTGGCACTAAAAATGATCAATCAATTATAACATATGGAGATTTAGATAATTTTAAAGATATAACTAAATTTACTACATCATCAAAAACCGGCGAAGGTGTCGTCAGTACATTTCAAACAATCGCTAAAATATTAAATGAAAGTCCAATTAGAGAAAGAAAACTAATGGATACTTTTAAGTTAAAACATACAGAAAAAAAAGAAGAATGTTGTTTGCTTCTCTAATTCAAATACTCTGCCACATTTTTAGGCATTTCTTCTATACATGTACAGTAAAATTTCTCTAACTCCTTCAATTCCTTCATATCACTATGGGTAACTAAATTTATAGCTACACCCTTTTTACCATATCTACCACTTCTTCCTATACGATGAATGTAATTCTCTCTTAACATTGGTAATGGCAAATCATAATTTATAACTACCTCAACGCTAGGTATATCAATTCCTCTCGCTAATAAATCCGTTGTTATCAATACTCGTGATGACCCTTTTCTAAAATCAGCCATAATTTCATCTCTGGTTTCTTGAAACATATCACCATGAATAGATGATACAACAAAGTTCTTTTCCTTCATTTTTTCCGTTAACCACTCAACTTTACGTTTGGTACTACAATAAATTATTGATTGTGAAATAGTCAGCATATCGTATATATCACAAATAACTAAAAATTTCTCCTCCTCTCTACTAACTAATACAAAAAACTGTTTTATACCCTCCAATGTAATTTCCTCCTTCTTAATTAATATCTTAATTGGATGATTCATGAATTTCTTAGTAACCTCCAATACATCATCCGGCATCGTCGCAGAATAAATCGCTATCTGGGTATCAGATGGTACATATTTAAATATCTTATAAAGCTGGTCTTTGAACCCTCTAGATAGTAATTCATCAGCTTCATCTATTACGAATAATTTTAGATTATCAATGTTTAACCATTTTCGATTAATCATATCATGTAATCTCCCCGGTGTACCAACTACAATTTGAGCTGTACGGAGATTTTGTTGATCATCAATTAAACTACTGCCTCCAACACATGCACATATTTTGACACCTGTGTATATTCCTAAATTAGAAATCACTTTTTCTATTTGTTTAGCTAGTTCTCTAGTTGGAGATAAAATAATTGCTTGACATTCATGTCTTTCAAAATCTATTTTCTGTAAAATAGATATAGAAAAAGTAGCTGTTTTACCTGTACCAGATTGGGCTTGAACAATTGAATCATTGCCTTTTAATACCGGCATTATAGCTCTTTTTTGAACAGTACTTGGTTTCTCAAAACCATATGCAAATATTCCTCGCAATACAGGTTCTTTTAAATTCAGATCTTCAAATGTGTTTATTTGTGTGTCGTTTTCCATATATTTCTATAATGATATATTTGTCGTTATATCCTTAAATGGATTAACCCATCCTAAATGTATAATTACAATTTATACACTTAACAAAAATTGTAGTAGGCTCATCACAACTCCTTGTTTGCATCTCATAAGATACACATTTATTATTCTTACAACGTCTACAAGTATATAGGTCTGTAGTAGCCATATTTTGTCTCTTTTCTTCAATTAAATTACGTCTCTTTATTATCAGTTCCCAGTTTTCAGGAAATAATTCATGAGGATACATATAGGGTATACTCTGTATATCAATTAACCCATCTTGTATTGCTTGTAATAGATATTTATTACCTATTTCATTATTTGGATCTATATTAGATACAATATCATTTAATTTATCTTTATAGATATATTCAATTAAAAATTCCGGTACATTATTTATTCGCGAATATTGTAAAATATAACTATAAATACTATCTTCTAATACTTTTGCATTTTCCATATTATTTAATAGTTTATTTAACTGTTCAATATGTATACCACGATCTATCGATTCCATTTCGTATATAATTATATATTTTATAATTTTAAGTAATAAAATAATCAATTTTTAATTTTGTGCAGGACCGTCTAATATTACATCAGGCTATAGTATTACACCAGGAGCTATTTGAATAATATTGTGCGCTTGTGGAAACGCTTGTGGAATTTGAATAACATTATTTAATTGAATTGGTGGCGCTGGTGGCATTGGTGCTGGTAGTTGAATATTACCTGCTAGTTGAATATTATTTTGCGCTGGTGGCATCGGTACTGGTGGTAGATTAGCTGGAAGTTTCAATTGATCACCTGCTTTATGTAAAACATCATAGGCATATTCCAGTACCCATTTTTTGACTGGTTCAACATATCCATTGGATGTAATAGTTTTATACTTCAACAAATCATTCACATTATTATAATTATACAATTTTTTATAATTTTCTTCAAGTATTTCATTATTAGTAATATATCTTACCATCAATTGATTATCATAATCATTCTCATTTACAGGTGGCAAATCTTGATATAATTCCGGATTATATTTGCGAGGTCTAAATAACTTACTAACAGGTTGTAATGCTCCGAAAACATCATTTATACTCTTTGGATTTTTATTATTGATTTCATATAATTTTTGCCATTTGCTTATATTTCTACTATATTCAATCATATGAATTTTTTCTGTATCATTCAAATATGTACCATAACCTCTCATACGATACTTATTAATAATTTCAATTGGATCCTTCGCTCCAGCAAAATACTTATAATCTATATTCATATAACTCATATATGCTGAGATTGCAGATGGTAACATAAACACATCAGTTCCATTATAATATGATCTTACACACGGTAAATGGAATCGTGCAACTGTTGCAAAGAATGGTTTGTATTTTGTTGGAAACATTTCGATATTATGTAACATATCTTTCGATTCAATCTTATATTTCAAATTCTCTTTCCAAATAAATAATTGATTATTATCATCTCCAACAAACTTTTCAGAATCGTCTTTTTCAACCTCTGGAACATCTGTTATTAATGCATCTTCATCAGTTATTTCAACAATGAATTCTTTAAGATGATTTGGAATTTCTTTTTTAACAACTGGTTTTACTTCATTTTCACGATCTTTTTCAGTTTTACAAATTACTACTGTAAGATTCTCAACAGGTATGATAGTATAGAGTCCTTTATAAATAGGATCATTCCATTTTTGATTTTTACTTAATTGTTCAATTTCAACTTTCTTTTGTTCAATATATTTAGGATAAAATAGATCCTTTACATCCTTGTCATATAAGTGTAACATAATATATTCCAATGTATATTTAGTTCCAGGACGTACAATTTGTTTCTTAATATAATCTTGATTAACAAAAATAACTAATGTTTTATAGGTTACTAGATTTATATCTTTAGCATTCTTATTGAATTTCATTACATTAGCTTTAATAGTTTCATATACCTTATGCGCTTTTTCACAATAATAATAACTTGCATTAATACCTTCTCTTGAATCTATACTAATCATCATGTCAATATCTGCATTGATATAATATTCATTGAAATATCTGAACATCAAATCATTCTCATTCGGAAATTTTCTTTCAAATAATATTGTTAAAGGATGTTTCTTTGGAATACAAGCAGCCATCATGCTACCAGTAACAGCCAAATCAGTCCAATCTAATCCTTCAAATAAATTATTATTAGGTGATCCAGTAGTAAAAATATTCATATAACGTTCATAAGTCTTCAAATCATTAATTCCTCCTTGAAATCCAGAAATAGATCCTAATCCTAATACATTTGATTTTGCATCAAAGATATCTGTAGAAACTAATAAAGGGAGATAGGGATTAGTGTGAGGTTCCAAATGATTGTATGGGAACCATGGTAATTTACTTGCAGTATTAATCGAGAAAACGAATCTATCATTTTCATTAATATATGTCTTTTTAATTGATTCCTCTATATAGAATATTATCATAGCATAACCAATGATATATTTATAAACTGGAATAAACTTTACAATAATATCCTTCATTTTCAATAATAGATCTGAATTGTTCAATGCAAGATGACAATATTCTTTGCTTAAAATCATCATATTGAACAAATTATACATTTCCTTTTGATTTTTAAGTGAATCAAAAATCTGGTTAATATCCCTTTGCGTTATATCAGATGGTTTAGTATTAATTACTGTATACATCTTATAACCATTTCTTTTAATTGCAGATGCAGCATCAATATAAGTATTTTTTCTGTATATAAAACTCAAATAATTGCCACCACCTTCAGGCATTTTATTGATTTTTTCTAATGCTTTCTTAAGTTCTGGATCATTGGTTCTATTTTCAAGTGACAAATTAAATCCACGATGCATCATTTTTATTGTAAGGTTGAGTAAACAATTATGATAATATGTCCAATATTCAGATTCTTTCATATTTATTAAAACATTTCGAGTATTATTTCTAATAATTTCATTTGAATTTGAATTACAAAAATGATCATTCAATGTTTTTAATTTAATATAATCAGCGAATGTAAAATACCCAGAAAATTGAGAAATATAATTACGTAAATCATTCTCAGATACATTCACTATTGGAATAACTAATTCATGTTCAGCCAATAATAACAATTTGTGATTAAACATATCAAGCACATCACGATCTATATCAATTAATGAATCATGATGCATCGAATTATATAACATTTTCATATCAGCTTCAATTAAAACATAATTTTTACTTAGTTTATTGAAAGTGTCGAATAATATTTCAATGTTGTTAATATTTCTATCGTATGGATATCCTTCCCTTAAACATAAAATTAATACTCGTGGATATTGCTTACATAATTCACGAGTAGTACATTCATGCGGGAATTTAACTACCCCATTAAAACTAACTTTCCGTTGTTTAAATAATGGATTACCAATTGTTCTATCAGTATCATTTACAACTGGGGAATCGGTTTTCACTTCAATCCCGTAATCAAGGTTTGATCCTTTATTCATAGCTATTTTATAGTATATATGGTAGTAATGGATTTAAATAATAAATTAATCAATTTTTTTGCTTTGCTGCTTTATGGCATATATTCTATAAATCCATCTTCCTCTTTAATATAATCCCTTTTTTTGAGATCATTTAATGTTTTATTAATAACATTTTCATTTATCGATCCCCATTTCTTAGTATTTTCTTGTACATATTTATACAAATCATCTTTCTTAATTTTATTTTCTTTTTTAAGAAGATTCATTATTTTTGTCATAGTTATATTTTGCATATCTGTATCATCTAAAACCCGTTCTTCAACTTTTACTTCTGTTTTATCTACAATATTCAATATGGAAATACGATCCCTTGCAAATGCATCATTTAATTTATAAGCATTCTCACATTTCAACAATAATTCACTATTTAATAGAGTCTTAATTACAAAATCAAATACACTATCTTTCATTCCACTACTCATTTTAAGATACTCCTCATCTAAAATAGTATATCCATTAAATAAATACAATATACATAATTGTAATAAATTGCATTCTACTATTATATCTTTATTATTGATATTAATTGTGATTATAGATATACACTTATCTAATAACCATTTAATGTTTCTCTCTCCGTTCTTAATTGTTTTCTGTCTATAATATGAATTAAATATTGTAATATAAAATTCAACTTCCAATGGTAATATTGCTTCATAATCATTGGTTTCCAATAATTTCCATATACGTGCAGACAATACATTATAATCAACTAATTTTTTATTAAATGTTAATTTATTATATTTTCGTGTCATTGCATGGATGGGAATATTAATTAATTGATTATTCATCATTGTATTAGTTTCATATTCTGCTATCATTCTTCTGGATATTCCCATTTTTTTTTCACCAAGTATATATGCAATTTTATCTATTAATAATTTCTCATTATGTATATTTATTTTAATATTTTCATTTAATAGTCTTTCTCCAAGATATTTATTATATGTATTTACGAAGATTTCATCATTTGGTTCTTTTATATATTTACATAATTCTAACATCGTATCAATAGTTACCAAATTATCCTCATTTTTTATTATATAATATTTAATACCATAACATATATATTTTATAAGATTAACATCATTCATATAATTATTATAACTTTGTTTAGCATGCTCCATTAATTTCGCATTCTTTGGTATCAAATTCAATAATGTATCTATTTTTTTTATTGTGTTATGTATTGCATGAAATAATACATCATTGGTTAAATCGGAATCAACATATGATATTTCTTTAAACATATTATTAATATAGATCATTAATGCATCTATAATTTGCATTGAATCGGAAGATCTATATTGATTATATTTTTCGTCGATATTATACATGTAAATTAGTTTAATTGTTTCTTTATGGGTTTCGATAATTTTACTTATTTTATCTGGAAAATTTCTGAATAATTTTATTAAGTCTGTACAGATATTTTCAAATAATGATATCCGTATTCTACATTTTAATTCCCAATAAAATGTCATTTCAGATGATTCTAATATTGTTTTAGTTTTTAGAAGTTTATTTTTTAAAGTATTAATTGATTGATCATAATCATTCCCATAATCTTCTTTAATATTATTAATTATTTTTTCAATGATACTTTTCTCTAAATCCTTATCACCTTTAAAAATATATGATATTGTTTTAATAGATTCTAACTGATTTATTTTTTTATTCATAATTACATCCACAATATCATCCACTAATTTATAATTATTTAATACTAATGTAATGAACAAATTATGTCCTATTAATTCAGTGAATTTATAACTATGATCGCTTGAATTAAAATTTAGATATTTAAATATGCTGTTAACATTTTGAAGACAATTATTAAATATTTCCCATTCTTTTACAATTTGTAATAGATTTTTTGGTTCTATTTTTTTGAGACGTTCTGTAATAAGTTCATTTATCATTTTACAAATAAAAGTGTCATTAATATTCGTTTTACCATTTTGTTTAATAAAATTATAAATACCATTCATTAATTCATTTTTATTAACCAAACTTGATCTCCCATTTAATGTATCGGTTATATATATTTTAAGTGATTCAGATAAAGTATTTTCATCACAATTTAAAGTTTTTATAATCCCAAAACGATCTAGAACAACGGGTTTATAGATATTCCAATTTGGCAGTGTATCCATGGCTGAATATAGTATTCATAGATGAGTAAATAAATAGATTATCAATTTTTTATACATAAAAAAATGAATTATTTATAATATGATAAATAAAAGATAGTATTAGTATGGATCAATTAATAAAATTTTTCGAAGTTAATAAATTGAGCGAATATAATATTGTTGTAAATATCGGGAAGATGATAAATGATAAAATAATGAGAACAAATATATCTGAAGATAAATTTAATGCCATTAAAAATAAAATAATTCCCGATGTATTCTTTCATCAAGAAATAACCACCAATAATTATTTTTACCAAAATCTTGAACTAATTGTAACACCTAATATGACATATACTGTCTTACACGATACCATCTTATTTATTGATCTTAAAATAAATAATATTGAATGCCGTGTTAAGGTTAAAAATGATAAAAAAATAGACAATATATATTTTCCTTCATTGGATAGATACAATAACTTTTTCCAACAACATGTAGCAATATACAAATTTCCTGATGAATTACAAACTTTTAATCAAATGATGATAAATTTTTATACAAAAAAAAGTAATGAAACTTTTCATGAAATCACTATATCATCACATTTTGATTGTGATCATATTGATGATTTTATCGCAAATTTAAAATATATACTACAAAAAATTAATTATTTACTATAAAAAATCGTTTAATAAATAAATATAATGCACCAACTAAAACACCACGGGCTGCAAGTGATACCATTGATGGTCCATTATCTCCGGATGCAAGAATTGGTAAGTAATTTCCTAAAGTATCCATTATATATGGCAGGGAAAATATTAAAAAGAGTACTGCAACCACAGCAGTTTCTTTGAACATTTCTCCAGTAAATCCTAAAAATCCCCCTTTATCAAAGGTTTTTTGCATCATCATTTGCATGGGTTGCTGCATTTGCTGCATTCGTTGCTGCTGTTGTAACATTTGTTGCTGCAACTGTAATTGTTGTAATTGAGCAGGATCAATTTGTTGTGGCGTTGGTTGTCTCTTATTATCCATATCATTCTCTATTTTACGAGACAATTCAGCCATCTGATTATAGGTATTTAGAGTAGCAATATTTGATGCCATTCCACTATCTTGATTCATTATATTACTAAAATCATTTTTCTTTTTTATTTATAAAACGAATTCACACATATTTTTTTATGCAGTTTCCAATCATTTTTTTGACATTCTATATTACAATATTTTGCTCTGCAACAATTACTACAATATAATGGATCTTCTAATGATTTATCACATGAATTACATTTCATTTTATAATTTATATATCTATTATTCAATATCCTATATTTACTTTTTACTATATATCTATTCTTTTCATCCCTCTCCAATTCTTGTTCTACCTTTGTTAATTCATTGTCACTACCTATTATTCTTAAGATTTTTTCAACTGTATCAATATCAATATCATCAAATATATTTTGATCTACTCTAGATGTAATATAGATATTTCCTGATGTTTTTATTTTATTTATCATAGTCCCATAATTATTTATTTTATTTATATCATCATTATAAACTATTAAATCATATTTAAACAATGGTACAATATGTGACTTCAAATTTTGCAAATTTAAACTTTGATTTAAAAGTAACATCTCATTGTTGAATATTATTTGACTAAAATTATTATCAGTATCTATACAAACTCCATAATGCAATAATTTATTAATTAATAACATGTAAATATCATCCTTATTGCATGAAACATTAAACATTTGGTTATTATTAATTGGTGTTTCAGTTTTAATTAATACTGCGGGTCCAAAAATTACTTCTTGTGTAAATGTTAAAATAGTTGCTAATTTATTTATTGATCCAGTTTTCCCTTCCATATAACATATTTGATAAATATGATCTTTGGTTTGCCAACATATCTCAGTATCACCTGATGAATTCTTATTGTCTGAAAAACCAATATGTTTAACAATATTTTCCATCATATTATCTTCATTAATTGAATCAATAAAAATGTAATCATCAATTAATTCGATAAATTTATCTTTATTAAAAAACTGTTCTTTCTTAATAAAATCCTTATCAAAATTTATTGGAAACTGATCAAGTGAAAAATCATTTGGTTTTATTATTACAATATCCATATATAATCTATTACTTATTTTAACTTTATATTCCTTAAATAAAAAATTTATATATGGCGATAATGAGTCGGACAAACATATGGGATTGGTTCCAATCTATAACATTTATTATCTTTTTTAAAAACTTTCTCTTTAACAGAATTCGATGATGGACCTCTATAAGTTTTTCTGAATATAATTTTACCTAATAAGAATCCAACGATTAGACCGATAATCGCTAGTATCATTATCATATATTGAGAAATAATTTCTATCCATATATATATTATGTCAACTATTTGTATTGATCAAAGACTATTCTATTCATCTATTATTATTTTAGTTATTTTAACAATATATTTTACACATTTTAGATCATTTAATGAATGTAAAATAGAAAAAGAAAAACAAAAGGAAAAGCGGGAAGAAAAAAAAGAAATAATTCCAATATCCAATATCTTGATTGATAGAGACTATAATGCATTAAATGATCCATTGTCTCCAAATGAACGAAGAGTTGATCGATCATGGTATCCAAGAAGTCCATTATTACAATCTATTAACATACCTACCAGAGGATATCCTGATAATTATCAATATATGGGTAATTTGTTTAGACAATCGGATGAAAAAGTTATTAAACTAATGGGTAGAGAAACATATCCCGGAAGCTGGCGATTTGAATATTATGGGTTAGCAGCTGATCCATCTGGTATGGATTTCAAAGTGAACATAGAAAAGCGGGATAATAGAGAAATTAGAGATGGTGACGAATTAAGTATACCATTTTTTGATGTAGGTAAAGGTAGATTCAAAGCTATAATGAATAAATATGATACTCCCAGATATAATCCGTATGTGTATCCATAAATTACTTCTTAACTTTTATATTTATCAATGAATAACACTCTATAGTATAATTATTCGGATTTTTATTATCCAATACATTTTTATATTTATATATTATCGGCTGTTTAGTTAGATATCCCGCTAATGCTAAATGAATGTCTAACTGCGCCTTCTTCTGTATCTTAAATCTTGATGTAATTAATTGAGCTCTAAGTATTCCATTTAGAATATTATTTGGACGTAAATCCAATCCATATTCTAATATTTTTCTGGATAATTTGGTTGCATTTTTATCATAGAGAGAGTGTCCCCATGCCCATACCCAGATATCGAATAATTTATAATACATTCCTATATACTGATACTCTGCAGTTAATAATTCTTTATCATTTTTATCAAACAGAGTAATTTGTGGAGAATTTAGATCACCTAATTTAGTATCTACTTCTAAACGAACTGCATTATTAAGTAATTTTTCATATTTTTGATTATGTAAATCATAATACTCTAATGCATTAGCGATTAAATTAATTTGCATAATATAAATATGTAAATATAATTTATATGGACATAATTATTAGCTTAGTTCAATTCATTAAAACTAGTAATATTATAATGTTATTAGTTGCCACTTTGATTAGTAATAGGTTGGTCGACTTTTGTAATAGTTTTATAGATAGTTTTCTATTACCGCTATTTCATCGAAATGAACTTATTCACGATGAAGATGCAAAAGGTATAGAAACGCATCATTTAAATATAAATGGATTTTATTTTAAAACAGGTAAATTTTTTGTGTCTTTAATGAGATTATCATTCTTTTTACTATTGGTTCTAATTATTTATTGGATATTCAAACATCAAACATAAATCTATTTCGGCTGAGGTAAACTAATAAATGGTGTTTTCCTTCTATTATCTAATATATTATAAACCGATATAACAGATTCTTTACCAAATTCCCTTTTCTTACTTTTTTCCTCACTTTTCGGTTCAGGTATACATTCATATATTGGAGGAAATCCACCTCCGATAAATGTTCCTGTTTCACCACCCTTTTGTAGCTTTAATAGATCTATATAACTATCCATATATTTATATAAATATATTTTTATTTAAATCCAATACATCGCATCTATTGTTGACGGATAATTGTTATTACTATAATAATTAAATCTGATGTTAATTACATCTTGTTTATTAATTTTTTCATATGCTGATGTTAATTTTTTATCGACTTTTAGCCCATTATCATAAATATAAATAGGATTATTGAAATTATCATATATAATGATAGGCTTATTATAAATTTTACTGAGTATATACAATTCAATAATATAATTAGATGGAATATCGGAGTTTTTAATCATTTTAAGAAGATATGATTGTAAATAGTTTTCATCAGTTTTGATATAATCTTTTAGTTCTTCTACTAATGTTTTTTGATTTTTATTGTTATTTAACCAATCCAATACTAAACTCTTAAAATAATTTGATAAATCCGTTTGTAAATTACTATAAAATCCAATATTTCTATATTCTACATCATATAATTTATTGTTAATCCAATAATAACCATTTGAATATGCCCTAAATAATGTATTGTTATTCGGAATTATGTTTTGTATATACACATCACCTACTAATTTAAGCGGATTTTCTATATTTTCGTCTATTAATGTAGCTCCTTTAACCGATCTTCTCTTACCGATAGTTGGTACATTATCTTCTCCAAACATTTCACTAAGTATTCGTTGAGTATTGACGCTGGAACTTTTTATTATTTTTTGTCCTGACCGTTCAGTGAATGTATCATAATTAACAATATCAGATACGAAATAATTTTCTTTTCTCAAAATTTCATTTGCTTTAAGATCATTCTCTACTAATTCTTCAGTTATTTTATTAATATATTTAATTAATAATTCTTTTGATACAGCTAATTTACAACTATTGCCTGACCATTTGCAATGGAAACTATTTGAACAACTATCTTTTTTATTAATTTCACACAAATCCCTTACATTCTTTGTTTCATAATTAACTAAATCAATATCTTTATCATAGATGTAAATAAATTGTTTGGGAGGCTTCTTTTCTGCCCCACCTTCTTGCTTATTTTCTTTTTTATATAAATCATATAATTCTGTATTTGTAATTTTATATAATATTTTTTTAATCAAATATCGTTTTTGTTCTTTGTCCATTTTAGGTTCATCAATTATTTTTATTAATTTGTTTTTAATTTTTTCATTATTAATAAGATAATCACTTAGTTCCAATCTAAATAATTCATAACCCTCTGTTTCATATTTATTATATTGTACCTCCTTTATTCTCTTATCCGATGCAATATTATGAGGTCCTTTGGAAATTTCATTATCAATAATATCAAATAATGGTGTATTTTCAATATGCATGTTTTCTATACCATTTTTCTTACCAAAATTTATGATTTGCTCCTTTGTCATTAATGTAGGTAATATAGGAACATTTCTATCTTTATTTGTTATAATAGCAACTATTTTTAGTTTATTATTTTCGACAGCATTATAATAGACTCCATTTGGATTGGTTCTTATTTCATGTTTTGAGATGTTATATATATTCAATAAAGATTTTGCTGTATTATCGAAATCACTCATAACTGTTTTAATATCCTTTCTTATCGGTAAATTATATATACTTCCAGAAGGTAATACAGGAATTATAGTGTTATTTTTAGTAATTATATATTTACATTTATTTCTAGTATCAATTATTTGTTCTTTAGGCATGAAATTTTGATTTTTAAGTTTAATAAGTAAATCATATATAAATTTAGCAGTATCATCGCGATGTAATCCTATAGTAGATGAGGCAATAGATGTTTGACCACAATTTAAATTATAATATCTTAATATATGATAAATGATATTTTTAGGGTCATTTTCATGATATTTATATATTTTTTCTAGTATAATATTTTTCGCTATTTTATCATTTTTGATAACTAAAAATATTGGATAATAATTTCTCCCCTCTTTCAATAAAATTATATTATCCCTCTTTGGATCTGTTAAATTATCATTGTTCTCCGGATTCATGCATATTATAACATAATCTTCCTTGATTTTTCGTTTTTCTAACTCCTCATTAATTACTTGAGTCTTCTTCTCGAAAATTAACATATTACATCCATTTTCCGTTATTACATTCGGCAATGAAATGAAATCACCAAATAATTCGTAATCAAGATATTCATTATTATTGATGAAATGAATATATGAATCAATTGTTTTGAATTGCGTTCTTATATCACCATTATTCAAACTAGTGAATATTAATTCATTTTTATCATTTGTTAATTTTGATATGAATTTACTTTTAATTTCATCAACTGATAAATCAACTGCCGAACCCAATGCCGTTAAAAAAGGAAAATTATCTTGTCTAGATCCATATTTAAAAAAGTAGCCAGAATTAGAACTAATTAGGTAATGATTTTTAATATGATTTGTTTTATTTAACATGAAATTAAAGAATATATCAAGATGTTTCGGTAAGAATCCAAATCTACCTTCTTGAATTTTATTAGTATCTTGAAGTATATATAATTTATCACCCAATATCTTTTTAATCGATGTCTTCTGTATGTCTAATTGTCCTATACATTTAAGATAATAATCTTTCTTTTCCCTATTTTTAGATGTACTTGGATCTTTCTTAAAACAACATGGCATACAATGACCATGTGGATTATTACTTCTGGATAAGAATCCGATATACATATGTTCTTTATTTTCGTCTGGATCGCAAGTGTAAAAAATAGTTCCTTGATCATTAATTGATTTTAATTTAATTGCTTTGATGACATATTCTTTTTTCCCTCTCTTTACTTTTTTCTCATATTCGCCATTTTGTGGATTAAATTTATAGCCACTTTTTACTAATTTATCAACTGTTTGATCAGTATATTGTTGAGGTTGTCTTTTTTTATCAGTACCACTGTTTTGACAGGATCGAGTCCATTGATTATGTCCTTTTTCAGGTTTGAAACCAATTCTTTCTTTATCCAATTGAGTCATTTGTTTAATTGTTTTGATTTCTTCTTCAACTTTAACAATTTCTTCTACTTTATTACGTCTTTTAGCAATATTTGTTAATAATTTTAATTTTTCTTTTAATTGTTGCCTATCTTTATTTTTATATAAGTATGTATCGATGTAGAGATATATTAAAATGTTCATGAAAGTTATCATACGATCTAATTGGGCTTTATACCTTGCACCTGAAATTCTCATTTTATATTTATTACGTAATTTTCCTTGAATATCGATACCGATACCTGGAGGTTTATACTTTGGTATATTTTCTAATTTTTTGAGGATTTTTCTTGATTTCTTAATATTTGGATATTTTTGTTTGACAGATTCAATAGTTTCCAATGCTTGTTTTTCAGTTATGTTAAATTGTTTACTAATTTCTGTAGCTAAACTTTTATCATTAAATTCATAATTTCTCATAAAATATAATACTCGATGTTCTATTTTAGCTTTATTCTCATATTTGGATATTCTTTTATACCTCAAATATGTACCAAACTTACTCTTTTCATCTTCAAATTTCTTTAATTTCGATATTCTTTTCCTAGGTTCAATTACTAGAGCAACATATGGATAAAAATATCTTGAAAAATCTGATAAATCATTATGATTAATAACAAATTTTTCTGGTAATTCGAATTGTTGTATGGTGTTAATAAATGCAAATTTGAAATCACTATTTTCTGGTAAATTAATTTGTACTTTATTATTTTCAACATTAATTTTAACCAATAGATTTCTCACATAATCATATGTTTTATAAATATCTTCAATGGTTGCCATATCTTCTTCTTTCCACTGAGTTTTATATTCTATTCTTCCATTTTCATTCAAATTAATTGATATATATTTATTACTAGCATTACCTCGTTGATTTATTTTAACTTTAAAATTTATACCATATGGTTCATTTTCAAACCATCTTGATAAAACTGCTTGTTTATCTATGTTTTCTGCATTAGTAAAAAATTTAAAGACCATTTGACTATCAGGACTTTGATACTGAAGAAACGGATATCCATTATTCACAATAAAATTATCATAAATTCTAAATAAATCTAATTTTCCATTAACTTTGGTTTGAACTAGGGTTATATAAGATAGATTTACGTGGATCACCGATTGAGTAATAAAATTTTCTTTAAATATATTTTTAAATTTTGCTGGAGTTTTTCGAATTTCTTCAACTGTATTAACGATTTCATTTTCCATTAATAAATCATTATAAATATTTCTAAATACAGAATACATCCTATTAATTTCATTTTTACGTAATTTCTCATCTGTTGTATTTGATACATTAAGATAATCAATCAATTGTTTGAAATCATCGCTAGCAATATTTGGAAAATATATTTTAATATATACATCATATAAATTTTTGAGATTTTCTGATGTAGTATTATAATTAAGTCCTAATTCATTATATAAATCAATCATATATATTTCATTTAAGGTCATATATTCCTGATAATCATATAATATATTATAATCATCGTCTTCTCTTTTAATTTTGCTACCATATTTTTTCATATTATCTCTCAAATTTCTGAATGATCCTCTTAGATTTTCATATATCCTAATATTATCGTTTGGTTCAATATCTATAGTAAGTAGTTCATTTTTTCTAATCCATTTTTGACCTACCATCACCTTATCTTTTTCATATTTTTGTGTTTTATCTGATTTATAGGTATATTCACACCAAAGATATTGTCTAGATGGTATTATATATGGATTATGTTTAATATTTCCTGCAGTTGAAAAAATATTATTATTTTTAATACTGGTGCATATTTTTTGTTTGATCACTCTAATTGTATCATCTTTAAACAAATATTGATGATAAACATAGTATTTTTTATACACATTCTTTAAATTTTCATCATACATATTGTTGTCATTGCCTTGATCAAAAACTAATAAACCATCCTTTTTAGCCTCATAATCAGACTCACCCGGTAATATTTCATTTAATAATTTAGTGGTATTAACAATGTTTTCATCTAAGTCAACATCTGTTTTCTTATACATTGATTCTAATTCTTCTAAATCAAATTCATCTACATCAGCTAATTCCATGTCGTCTGGTTGCATTTCTTCTTCTAATTCTGGATCTGTAGTTATAACTTTTGGTTCCCCAGTACCGACATCAATATCTTCTATGGAGGGAATTTCGTCTTGACTCATTTCATCATCGCCTCCGATTTGAAGGCCTTCTCGATCTTGATCTAGATCAATAATAACATTTTTATTGGTGGTATAATCTAATTCATTTTCTTGTTCTTGTTCTTTTTCTCTTTTTTGTCGTTCTCTTAATTTTCTTTCTTGTTGGAAAACATATTGGAAACTATAGGATGCTCGTTGTCGGATGGTGCTCAAATTAACATGAATATTAAACCATTCTTCGCCATATTTTTTGATGATATCATCTTTTCTTTGATTAGTTTTCAGTATATTATTGAAGGTTAATTCGATGTGATAAGAATTGAAGAATTTTGTATACCACATATCTCCATAATTTGAAATCATAATTTTTATTTCATTTTCAGTTAATCTAGTCAGAGTGTCAAAAAGATTAAAATCTTCTATTTTTTTCAAAATGTCTAATATAGATTTATCCTTCACATTTCCGACAAAAATATATACATGATATTGATTTCTTCTGTTCAGATTTTTATATTTAAATATAATTTTAATTGGGTCATCCATATATAATATAAAAATATTTTTTATTTTATATTTGTATCTAATTTAGCACACTGGTATTTAAGTTCATACCACAATATTCAGTAGGTGTGGCATCATAATTTTCATATTTATAAACTCCTATTTCCATAGCTTGTTTAAGTAAGAAAACATTAATTTTATTGAATAGTTCGGTATGTCCCACTTCTGGACAACCAATATGCGCTAATTCATGTAACGCAACATACATTAATACATTCATATTATGCAATTTATTCGTTTTCTTAGATCTAATGCAAAATACTAACTCCTCACCTTTGTTTATACTATAGCTCGTATATTCACTATTGGGAGGACTCTCTTTTATATTAACATCATCTATTCTCGCATTAATTCTTTTAATATATGGTTCATTTTCAAGAATATATTTATCTTGAGGAGATTGAGACCTTTTTGCATTTGCTAGTTTATAATTTGTATAGTAAACCACTCTTCTAAGATTATTATTTAGTTCAGCTAACATATCAGCAGCTTGTTTCCTATCATCTAAATTTCTGACGAGATATTCTTCGCGATTTTTAAAATGGAAATTGTATAAAAGTAATAGGATAAGGAATATAAGAATGAGTATTAATATAGTTTCTGACATACTATAAAAATTGGTTAGACAATAATTTGGAATTTATTTGATATTTAAGAATTTATTTTCTGATATATAATTATATTAATAGACTATGGGAAATTTTACTTCCACTAATAAACCAGAATATCCCAAGATATTTAAACAACATTTTGATACTACAAATAAGAGTTGGTCATCTATGCCGGTCGACTCAGAGATTGATGAAAATTTAATGACAAAAGTAGATGATTCTAATGATAATTTACTTAGCTTAAATTTAGATCAACAAACTCCAGATTCAGAATTACCAAAACCAGTATCTTCATCTTCCAATATTTTGGAACTACCTATTGAACCACTATCTGATGGCGACGATAATACTGGTATTCCTGATATTAATGGAATGATGAATCGCCTTATGACAAATATGGCACAAACTAATGGCTCACAAATTAATGGATCACAAACTGGTGGCTCGCATACAGGTGGTTCACAAAAAAACAATGAAGATGATAATTCATCTAGTCCTTACATTTCCAATGAATTATATGATAAATTAATGAAGGGAGGTGCCTTTGAGGATGACGATGATGACGTGTTTGATGAACTCAAGGAACAATCAAGTTCAACAACTAGTGATATGTTAAGAGATGATGATGAAATGAATGATATATCTGATGAAGATAAAATATTTAAAAAACAGGGACAAAAACCAAAATTTGAACAACAACCAAAACCAAAACCAAAATTTGAACCCAAAAAAAGAGAAGAAACTAGTAGTATCAGTGTAGAAAGTGATGCAAATCCAGTTGGACAAGCATATGGATATTCAGAAACATCATCTGAACCAGCTCAAGATTCAGTAAATACATCTGATATTAATTTAGTTGCTCTTAATAAAAGAAAGAGGTAATTATAAATCTGGCAAAAACTTTGATTTAATTTTTGGTATAGGTGGCTCAAATTTAGGATGATCATCTGAATCAGAATCATTCGATTCTTTATCATATGGATCAGAATCATTCGATTCTTTATTTTTAGGGAACCATTTACTGATTTCCTGAACACCATTCCTTTTATTCATTTCTTTTTGTATATAGTCATTAAACATCTTTTCTGGATTTTTTACAACAAATTCCAGTAATTGTAAAGCAGGATTCATTATCTGATTTGTTAAATAAAATAGATAATCTATCTTAAGTCCATTTTCTCTGACATAATCAGGATCTTCTACTAAATCACCCTGTAGATATTTTTTACCTTTTATTGGCTTTGTTTCTTTATACACATATGGAATCCTATCATTTAACTGTGGTTTATTGCCAGGATCTCTAATCGCTCTTTTATCTGCTAAACATACATGAGCTATTTTTGTTCTATCTTTATAATTAGCTTTCAACGTTTTCGTAACAATGAAATCTTCAATCGGATATTTACCAGATAACAAATCCTCAATTGATTTCCGGATGAATTCAGTTATTTTTTGTTGATCTGGTTCAGACATCATTATATTGATAATTCCACTTATAATTTTCTTAACAATATTCGCATTATCTCTTCTTTTTAACACAATACCCATATATTTTAAATGATAATGATGTGGATCCATCTCATACATATTGCCAACATATCGTTTTTTAGACATTATACAAAATGGCCATAAAGTTTTCTCATAATTTAATGTATGAGGCGGAGGTAATAGAGGTGATATGAAATTACTCGCTAATTTTCCTAATTCAATACATATCGACAAACTATCTATCCCTTTTATATTCTCCCTAGTCACTTTATCATAAACTCTCATATTAATAAAATTAGAATCTGTATCTCCATAGATTATTTCTGGCTCTAGATCTATATTTTTTTCCGACAAATATTTATGAACCATTGCTCTTAATAATAAAGTATATTGTGGATATAATTCATTTTTAATTCTTTTATTGAATTTACTATCATCTTCACCATCTTTTCTCACATTAAATTTAATATTATTTTCTTCTGCATATTGAATTAAAAATGGTAATATATATTTATCACTATAAATAGTTTCAACATTTGTTTCTATATCATTATCCTCTATAAATTGTTGATATGGTGCCATTTTATTAAATAGATCTTTCAAATAATCAATCAAAAATGACTCATCTTTTGATATATAAGATTTCTTACAATTATCTAATATACTACCGACCATTTTCTTAAATTTATCTTCATCCATTTCCATCGTCAAATAAATTTTAATAACTTCCCTATATATCTTTTCAATGAATAATTTACAAAATTCTAACATATCTCTGCCAATTGCAGTAGTTGATGCAGCAATTTCCTTTAAACAGATCGGACTAGTAGAAGCACCACATTGTCCATACAATGAATTTGCAGTTACCTTGAAAGCCAGTTGTAGACCTTCTAAGATAGCCCATTTGCTCGGATCTTTTTCATCTTCTTGTTTTTTTCTGGTAGCTTTTCTTTCGGCCAATAATTGTTGTAATATTTGTGGAAGAATACCCATTTTACCATTCTTATTTTTTGCATATCGACAAGTCATCTTTTTCCCATTAGTAGTTTCATAATTTACATCATAATAAGTGTAATTCGGTAAATTATCATAAATTCCATTTAACACAATAGTTTCATGGGATAAATTTTTATGTATCATAGAACTTGGATATAGTGATCCATAATCTGTAACTGGAATAGGTGTTTGATAATGTCCTGGTTTAGGATCAAAAACTACAGCACCTTGATATGAATCTTCTTCCTCCTCAACATTATTATTATTTTTTCTGATTACTGGTATAATATAATTTTCAGTTCTACATTTTTTAGCCACTAGACTAAATATCTTTATTCCTTGACCTCTTAAAAATATATATGATAATGGCACATTACAAACTATAGCCATGGCCATATTATTAGTTAAAATCTCAAGTTTGGCAAGTAATCTATTACATAAAGCACAATCCTGGATGCAATACTCTGCTATAATTTTTCTATCTGCCGATGATCCTTTAAATAATTTGAATAATTCTCTGGGATGTAAATCATCCTTAACTAATCCCCATTTAAATTTATTCTTCTTAAGATCTATATTCAAATCACTATCAAGTGTAATAATATTTTTATCTATATTAATTATCCTGAATTTTTTACCATCTAAATATTTAACTTCATCCTCTTCTAATGTTATATAATTACCTACTGATAATACATCCATATTATCACATTTAATCGTATTTCTATTAATACATGCTGAAATATTACCTTTAATAAAATTTTCTGCAACTGAATCCAATTTATATGATGATAATTTATGATCTCTTTGAACAACTTTAAGTAAATCGATTTGTACTCTTCCTTTCATATCGAAATACCTCATTTTATTATCTCCTAATGCTGAAGATGATAAATCAGTTTCCATAAAATCACTTATTTCATCCGAAAATCTTCCTAATCTTGAAAATTCATTTGATATGCCTAATAATTTTGCTCTATCTCGAATATAGATCTCATCGAAACCAAAAATATTATAACCAGTTATTATATCTGGATCAGTTCTTCTAACTAATTTAGCCCATGCTAATAAAACATCTTTTTCATTATTATAACATTCAACTTCCACTCCTGGAATTGGATCACATGAACCTAAGACAATAATATTTTTATGAAAACATTGTTGTTTTCCATATCTACTCAATGTACTACCAATCATTATAATTTTATCACCTTCTCTTTTAGCTATTGGAAATCCACCATCAATACTAGTACACTCAATATCGAAAGATAATATTTTAAGATCAGCATATATATTTTTATCAATCGGTTTCAAATCCATCCAACAAGCTTCAATTTTAATATCAGTTAATATACTATCATCTTCAATTTCATAATATTGATCAACTCCAATCCATCCACATGATTTAATATCCCTTATATGCATACATCTCAATAATGGAACAATATTCGATTCATATATTTTAAATTTAATTTTATTACTCGTCAATCCTGGTATTTGCATCTCATTATAGAAGATAAAACTATATTTTCTCATCGCTTCTGAATTACTAAATATCAATCTAATAAATTTGAATTCTTTATTATCAGTAAATCCATAAAATTTATGACGTTTTACAATATCATATTCAATTAAACTATCCCGAAATTTTCTAATTGAACGAAATTTTATATATTCAACAAATTTATTCACATGTTTATCACCCCATTCATTCGGAATTTCCACATAAAAATATGGAGTAAAATCATTAACTTTAACATAAACAGATTTATCATCTTCTGTTCTTCCAAACAGTTCGATTGAATATTTTCCTGCAACTTCCGGCTGTACTTCATCTCGTCCTTGATACATATCATCATTTTCTATTTCTTCATTTTCTTCAGTTAGAACGTTATTGGTCTCGCGCCAGTCGATAACATTAAATATTATATTTTCGGTAGACATATATATAATATAGCATATAATCTTTAAATAAATATAATTCAATTTTTTTGTTGAAATGAGACAAATAATGTAGCTATGAATATAGTTCAATTTTTTGGAAAATTAGGCAAAAAATTGAAATATATATATACTTGAATATCATATCGATCTATCTATCAGATGATGACAGTGTTATCTCCAGATAATGGAAACAGAGGATTAGTAAATATGGGTAATACATGTTATATGAATTCAATAATTCAATGTTTGAATAGCACTAAAGAATTCAGGGATTATGTTTTATCGGAAAATTATCTCAAAGACATACTTGCAAACATAATTAATAATGATATAACACCTCAAGAAGTTAGAGAACAATTGGAAAAGAAATTATCATATCAATTATTAAAAATATTTAAATTCTTTTGGTGTAAACCAGATAAAGATTTACCATTAAAACCAAAACATTTCAAAGAAATATTTGGTGATAAAATAGAAATATTTCAAGGATCAGAACAACAAGATAGTCAAGAAGCATTATTGTGTATATTGGATACAATGAATAATGAATTGAGTAGTAAAGTTGATATATCTATCGATTTAGATAAATATGATCCTGATTTCTTAGAATTTGCAAATAAATATCTAGAATTCTCAAATCAAAATAATCAAACTCAATTAGATGAATTAATTAAAACTAATTCAGAATGGCACACCAAAATGTCTGCTATCATCGTTGAAATGAATAATCTAAAAAAGTTTTCAATAATCACCCAATTATTTCAAGGGCTATTGCATTCCAGTTTAACATGTCCCGAGTGTAAATACACATCTAATACTTTTGATCCATATTTCTATTTAAGTGTTTCAATTCCAGAACCAGATAAAAAAAAAGAAGAAAAAGAAGAAGAAAAAAAGAAATCAACTAATATTAATGATCATATTAAAGATGATTTTGTTTTTCAAGATCAAAAACCACAAAAAAATACCAAAAAAAGAAAACAATTAGATGAAGATATTGATGTTTTTAGAATATGGAAAAAAAATTATTTAAATTATATCAAAGATGATATCAAATATGATTTATATAATTCAGATAATAATAGTGGCAGTGACTGCGGTTCATTGAATGTCGAAGATGGTATTGAAGATGGTGATTTGTTTTTGGATGAAGAAGAACCCATAGATGAAAATATAGAATTAAAACCAGTACCATGTTATACTGATGCCGTGGATTATCAAATATATAGAGGACCAATTAGTTCTATAAATACTTATAGTAGTGATGGTTATGCTCCTTATAACAATTATTATACTAATCTATATGGTAGTTATAGAGGTTTTGGTAGTTATAGTACTTACAAAAAAAAATATAATTTAGAAGAAGATATCGAACTAGATAATACTGAATATACATTAATAGATTGTTTGAAGAAATATACTAATGTAGAAACATTGGATGATAAAAATAAATGGAAATGTAGTAAATGTAATAAAGAAGTAAATGCAGAAAAGAGAATGAAAATATGGAATCCTCCGAAAATATTAATTATTCACATCAAAAGATTTCATAAAACAGAAAATAAAATTTATAAAAAGAAAAATCTAATTAAATTTCCATTGAAAGATCTCTGTATTGATGAATTCATTTCTTCAAATAATCAATCACATAAATATGAAATATTCGCTATTAACAATCATGTTAATGGTTCCGCAAAAGTAAATACTGGTATTGGATATGGACACTATTTTTCATACTGTAAAAATTCCGTAGATGATAAATGGTATGAATTTAATGATGAAAAAGTAGAAGAAATAGATGAAAGTAAATTACAAACAATAAATGCTTATATATTATTCTACAAATTGATGGAATAATAGATAAACTTATTTTATAATAACAATAAACATTTTATTTACTACAATTACATCTACACTATATCTAACCCTTTTCTTTAAAAAATCTATATCATAATTTAATGGTAATTTCAAAACAATCATTTTTGCACTGTTTTTTTGCATCACCATATTACATATATTCTCCAATTGTATATTACTAATCCTCAATTTTAAATTCGTCCTACGCTTATATCCCCTTCCACCCCAAGGAGGATCAATATATAAAACGTCCTGTTCTATATTAAACACCACATTCAAAAAATTATCATTTATAAAGGTTACATTTTTATATCCATAAGCATTTATATTATTTATTAAAAATTCATACCTTTTTGGATTAATTTCAATCGCTATAACTTCATCAAATACAGATGCAAAAGATATAACATTTCCTCCTAATCCTGCTGTTGCTTCCGTAATAGTTATATTTGTTCGATTTATTCTATTTTTAATTATTTCAGTTATTTGTTTAGCATCATCCGGTAATGTTATACTAAATTCACCTATATAATCTGTATTTAAATTATTTATATATTGGTCATCTAATGGTGGAAATATTTTCTTTTTTTTTATAAATATTTTAGTATCGAGATTATCGCCTGACGATACATCCATTTACATATTTTAATCTAATATTTTTTTATATCCTAAATACAATAATGACAAAACAAATTGTATCGATAAAAGAAAAAGGAAAAGTATCAGTCCTAAATAGTGCAAATAAAAATATAGCTGAACAATTTCAATTATTAGTTAATTTCATACAATTTCTTGTTGATCATACTGATAATGAAAAAGAAAAAAAAGCTCAAGGATTTCGATTGGCAAATATTAAAAGAGGATTATCTATAATAAAAAAATTCCCTAATAAAATAAATAGTGGAGCCGATTTAGATCAATATTATGGTATCGGTAAAGGTATTAAAGCTAGAATAGACGAAATAATTAAAACCGGTGAATTGAGTGAATTAAAAGAGGCATCGGAAACATTAACGAAGGAGGAGAAGAATATAATAATGAACGAGATTACACTGGTAAATGATTTAAGTGAAGTGATTGGTATAGGTAGATCAATCGCCAAACAACTTATTCAAAAATATAATATAAAATCAATAAAAGATTTAATAGCAAGAAATAAAAAAGGAGAAATACCATTAAATGATAAAATCTTAATGGGTCTGAAATATTTAAACAAATATAAGAAAGGTATTCCAAGAAAAGAAATGGATGAAATCAATGCATATTTAATTAAAATAATTCATAAATTAGACAAAAATTTAATAGTAACAATTTGTGGTTCATATCGACGAGGTAAATTAGTTTCTAATGATATAGATGTATTATTAAGTAATAAAGAAAATAATATTAATTATTTATCAATAGTTATTAATAAATTAATGGAAGAACATTTCATTGTTGATTCATTAACTAGTGAAAATACACATACTAAATATATGGGCTTCTGTAAATATCAAAATAACCCCGTCAGAAGAATTGATATTCGATTTGTTGCATTTGAATCTTATTATCCAGCATTATTATATTTTACAGGACCAGATGAATTAAATAAAAAAATGAGAAATATCGCAAAAGCTAAAGGATTTAAATTAAATGAATATGGTTTATTCAAAATAAATAATGATAAAAAAATTCATGTAGAATCAGAAGAGGATATATTTAATAAGCTAGACTTAGTATATATACCTCTAACTAAACGTTAATTTTTTTAATTTTTTGTATGATATATTTAAATACCATTTTAGAATCATCTAATGTGAATTGTTTATTATATAAAATATGCTTATCGATACCTGCATCTAATAAAATATTATCTTGATATTTAGTTAACATATTAGCATAATTTCGTATATATTCATTAAATGAAACTTTTAAATTAATTAATTTTTTAGTTGATTTATTAACTAACTTTATTGGGGGAACATTTAAATTATTTAATCTCATTTCAATATACCAAAAACACCAAGCAACACAAAATCCACCTATATCACCAATTTTCCTATTTAATGGATATGTTTCGTTACTGATTGTTTGAAAACTATTAATATTCTCATATTCTCTCGGTGCTATATATTTTACATTTTTAAACATTTTCATTATAACATTATCTAATTCTTCATAATCATTGTATTTCTTATATCCATATGGATCAAAACGTTCTACTGTATTATTATCACGATCATATAATACTACATTGGCATGTTGCATTGATTCATCAACTAAATATATAAACATCATCACGAACCTTTTTCTATTTCTAGTATTATTAAATGATTTACTAAAATTATATGGCAGCTTATAATTATTCCTATCATGCCACATCATCACCATTGACATTAATTCTGGCGCTGTCTCATAATCATATTTAAGATTTTTATTTATTTCGTTTAATTGTATTAGTTCTTTATCTATATCTATTTTTAATTTATTATTAATCGGAATACATATATTTTTGTATTTGGTCAGAATATAATGGACGTAAATTGCTATATTTAATGTGGATGCTCTAAATAAACTAAATAATGAATAAGGATATTCCTCCAAATTAATATTTTCTGGATTACCGCTTATTGGATTTATTGTATTATATATTTCATCTCTATTTTTGTTTTCATTAATTAGCTCCTCAATTTTGATACCTTTTTTATTTTCTATCATTATGTCTATTTTTTTATCCTTAATTATATCCTTATAATCATTCCAACTATTATGCATTAAGATTAATCCAAATATAGTATCTCCATCTATATTCTGAGCATTCAAATCAATTGATTTTTTTATTATTTTTCTTTTAATATTTAATGGAATATTATTTTCAATAGTGAATAATAAATGTCCTAAAGTATTTAAAAATTTATCAGTATAATTCATATCAATATCATAATCCATTATTAGATCCAATATTTCATTGGACGATTTAATAGCTAAGAATGGAATAAAATTTTCTCCATAAAAATTAACATAATTATAATCAGCTCCTTTTTTCAATAATATTTTACAAATATCGTAGAACTTTTTTGCTACAGCGAATTGCAGAGGAGATGCACCATTTTTATCTACTTTATTTACATCTGCGCCATTATCCAATAATAATTCAACAATATCAACATATCCGAGATCACATGCTAAAACCAATGGAGGTGCTGGGAGTGGTTCTGAAACATCAATAATTTTTTTATGTTTAAGTAGGTATTTAATGATATCCATTTTCTTATCCAAAATATTTAAGATTAGTAGATTGGTCATAGTACTAGAATTATATAAATTTAGATCTACTTTACTAATATTTTTTTTATTAAATATATATTTTATTAGATCTAATTTATCATAAATCAAATGTGGAATAGTGGTTTGGTCATTATTTTTTTCATTTAAAATAGTGATATCATGATCAATAATCAATTTTAATAATTCTGTATAATCATTTAATGCTGCTATATGACCAATAGTATTACCATAACTGTCTTTATATTTTATATTTTTATCATATTTAATTATCTTCTTAAATGCATCAATATTGTTTTCATATCCAATATAATGAATTAAATAATTATTAGAATTGATTTTAGATGATAATTTAATTTTTGGAAGCATTTCTATTATTTTAGTCCATTCATTTTTATTAATATAATCTAATAACATAAATCAATTTATAATATGGTTAGAAAGTAATTTTTAAGATCCACACATCAGACATTCTTTTAATTCTTCTGGTGTCATTTTTCTCCCAATTATTAAAGGGCATATTTTAATTTCTTCCTTTTCTTTTTCTAATTGTTTAATTTCATTTTTTTTAGTTATTGCATCTAATTCTTTAATTGTATCAGTATTTACTGTAAATTTAATCGCATCCGCTGATGGTTTTGATCTAATATAATATGAACCTGTTTTCAAACCACGTTTCCATCCATGATATAATGCCGATGTCAGTTTAAGAGAATCCGGCTCATATAAATATAGATTCATACTTTGACTTTGATCAATGAATGCTCCTCTATCTGCAGATTGATCTATTGCTGCTTTTTGTTTAATTTCCCAAACAGTTTTATAAATAGATTTTAATTCATCGGGTATTTCCGGTATACTTTGAATGGAACCATTATAATATACAATCTTTTCTTTCATCTTATCATTCCATAAATCCAATTTCACCAAATCATCCACTAAAAACTTATTAACTATTGTAAATGTACCTGCTAAAGTTCTTCTAGTATAAATATTGGATGTTAACGCCTCAAATGATTCAGTATTACCTAGAATTTGTGAAGTACTTGCTGTTGGCATTAAAGATGTCAATAGACTATTTCTGGTGCCATATTTAATTACATCATTGCGTAGTTTATCCCAATTCCATCGATTAGAAGGTTTAACGCCCCACATATCGAATTGGAATATTCCTTTACTAAATGGACTACCCTTAAATGTTTCATAATGTCCATCTATTTTGGCTAATTCACATGAAGCACTCAATGCACCATAATAAATAGTTTCGAAAATTTGTTTGTTTAATTCAAATGCTTCTGCTGATTCATATGGATATTTCATTGCCATATAAGCATCTGCTAATCCTTGTACGCCTAATCCAACTGGTCGATGACGCATATTAGATATTTTAGTTTCTGGAGTTGAATAATAATTTATATCTATTATTTTATTCAAATTAATTATACATTGTTTCGATACTTCGCATAATTTATCAAAATCATATGTACCATCTGGTTTAATAAATCTATTCACTGCAATAGATGCCAAATTACAAACTGCATACTCATTTGCATCTGAAACTTCATTTATTTCAACACAGAGATTAGACGATTTTATAATTCCAATATTTTGTTGATTATTTTTTCTATTAACATGGTCCTTATAAGCTACATAAGGAACACCTGATTCCATTTGTGATTCTAAAATAGCATTCCATAAGTCCATTACTCTAACTTGTTTCTTATATTTTTTAAGTTGTTCATATTCTGTATATAATCTCTCAAATTCATCACCATAACATTCATTCAATCCAGGACATTCATCTGGGCACATCAATGACCACAATTCATTTGTTTCTAATCGTTTCATGAATAAGTCCGGTACCCATAATGCGAGAAATATATCTCTGGCTCGTTCTGTTTCTGCACCTGTATTTTTCTTTAATTCCAGAAATTCAAATACATCAGCATGCCAAGGTTCTAAGTAGACAGCAATTGAACCGTTTCTTTTTCCACCGCCTTGATCTATATATCTAGCAATTTCATTATAAACTTTAATCATAGGTATTATACCATTAGATCGACCATTTGTTCCTCGAATAATACTACCTTTTGCACGAATATTACTAACATGTATTCCTATTCCTCCAGCCCATTTACTTATCTCCATGCACGATGTCATTGTTTTAGCAATACCAGTAAGACTATCTTCTGTTCCTAATAAAAAACAGGATGATAATTGAGATCTATTTGAACCTGCATTGAATAAAGTTGGAGTAGCATGAGTAAATAATCCTTTGGACATGTAATCATACGTTTTAACAATATTATCGATATCATCAAAATGGATACCTACAGCAACACGCATAATGAGATGTTGAGGTCTTTCTATTATTTTACCATTAATTTTAATTAAATAAGATCTTTCTAATGTTTTAAAACCAAAATAATCGAACATATAATCTCTTTCATAGTCGATAATTTTATCAAATATGTCTTTATGTTCATTTACCACTTTATAATATTTTTCAGATACTAAAGGTACATGTAATCCATTGAAATCTTTATGTTCGTATATTTTTTTTGTAGTTTCATAAAACGAGTTTGATGTTTTCTTGTGCAAGTTACTGATACATATCTTTGCTCCCAATTGAGAGTATTTATAATGAGTAAGTATCATTGAATCACATATAATAGCTGATATCTTATCTATTTCTTCAGTGGTGATTCCAGAATAAATACTTGCAATAGTCTTTTGAGCTATTAAAATCGGTTCAATATACCTTCGTTTTAAATCCTCATTAGAACACAAGTTTTTTATACGAGCTGTAATTTTGTCGAATTGAACAATTTCACGTCTCCCATCTCGTTTTATAACTTCCATATTCATGGTAATATATTACAATCACATTTTTATGTAATTTCTTATCAATTTTTTCATATTTTATATTTGGGAATATTATGATCAATTCATAGTTCAATTATTTATATATTATTAAATATTTAATCTATTTTTATATTAAAAAATGAATTCCTAAATATATATAATTAATCTAGACGATATAGATGATTATATTATGATTTTATTATTTTTACATCTATATTTTGATATTTTATTTTGATATTTAATAAAATAAAAAATATTGATTTAAATATAGTATAAATGGATAACGATATAGATATCAAAGACGCGATGATGAATATTGATAAAAATGAAGAACTATTAAATGAGGAAAATTCTAGGTTCACATTATATCCAATTAAATACTCAGATATCTGGAAGATGTATAAAAAACAACAAGCTGCTTTTTGGGTAGCTGAAGAAATAGATCTATCCAAAGATGTCGAAGATTGGAATAATAAATTAAATGATGATGAAAAGCATTTTATTAAATACGTGTTAGCTTTTTTTGCTGGAAGCGATGGTATTGTGAACATGAATTTAACGGAAAGATTTATTAATGATATTAAAATTCAGGAAGCGAAAGTAGTTTATAATTATCAAGCAATGATGGAAAATATTCATTCTGAAAGTTATAGTTTAATGATTGATACATATATTAAAGATCCAGTTGAAAAAGATAAGATATTAAATGCAATAACTACTATACCATGTATAACTAAAAAAGCTAATTGGGCATTAAAATGGATCAATAATCAAGAATCATTCGCTAAAAGATTAATTGCTTTTGCTATTGTGGAAGGAGTCTTTTTCAGCGGGAGTTTCTGTTCAATCTTCTGGCTTAAAACTAGAAATCTATTACCTGGTCTATCATTCTCTAATGAATTAATTGCAAGAGATGAATCTATGCATTGTGACTTCGCATGTTTGTTATATGGAATGTTAAAAAATAAATTAAAGTTTGAAGAGATAGTTCCAATATTTATAGATGCAGTTGATATAGAAGTTGAATTTATATGTGAGTCATTACCATGTAAATTAATAGGAATGAATAGTGAATTAATGACCGAATATATTAAATTTGTTGCCGATAGATTGTTGGTACAATTGGGATATTCAAAGATATACAATAAATCAAATCCATTCCCGTTCATGGAGCAGATTAGCGTAGAAGGTAAAACAAACTTCTTTGAATCGAGAGTATCCCAATATCAGAAATCTGCGGTGAATAATAAAACGAAGAAAATGGTTAAATTTGAAATATTAAATGATTTTTAATCTATTTACAATATATAGGGAAATGCTTAAAAGAAGGCCAAGATTAATTGATCCCCGAATTATGGATAGATTAACAAATATGAAACAATTGGGGGGAAGTACATCAAAAAGCAATTTTGTCAATCAATGGATTTATCCCTTTTTTACAAAATATTATATGCTTATTATTATCGTATTAGCATTACTTCTTTTCCTTTATTGGAGATATCGCACTAAATTAGACGAAGATAAAACAATGAATATGATGTTAATGCAAATGATGATGCAACAGCAAAAACAAAAACAGAATCCACATTCAATGTATAATTTCCAGATGATCAATCCACATCTTGTTCCGCAGAGAAATCCAATGTTATCTCAACAATTGAATCAACAAATGATGGAACCAATAAATCCAAGGACTGGGCAATATGAAAGTCAAAATAGATGTAACTCATGCGCTATGAAAGATCCATATAAATTTGATGAACAGGCAAATGATTTAATGTATAGAAATACGAAGAATATAGATACAGATCTTTCCCAGGATTATTATGGTATGGTTATTACCGATATGAATGATAATAATATGAGAGGTGATTTTATGCCAAGTAATGGAGCAGGGGATTTTTACTTTCCATTAAAGTAAATTGAAATATAGATTATTATCATTATTTCAATAAATCAATGGTTTTTCTTATATATCTCCTCTTCAATTGTATCCTTTGTTATCAAACGAATTACTTTAACTTGTTTAGTTTGACCTAATCTCGCCGCTCTGCCAATTGCTTGATTTTCAATACTCTTTATTTCTTCTTTTTTCCCATCTATTTGATCCACTATGAAAATCGAATCTGCTTCTGTCAAATTAACACCTGATGCACAATGTTCGATACTTAATAAAATTACTCTACATTCTTTACCATTATGTAATCCTTTCTTAAATGATGATATAGCGGCATTTCTTTGATGCACATTTCCTTTACAAATTAAACTTTCAATTGATGCATCTTTTAATGTCTTCCCTATATTATTCAATAATCTATCCCATTGAGAAAAAATAATAATCCTATTCTCTGGATTAGCAAATATTTGTTTGCATAAACTGATTAATTTACCCATCTTCGAACCATATTTATAGGTAAAGTAATCCACCTTGTTTTCATCAGCATTTTTCTTTACTGGATATACATTTTTAATTGTTAATGGTGTTCTACATGTTGGGCATGATTTATTGGTCATCTGTAATGCTGTATAGATACACTCCTTACAGAAATAATGACCACATTCTGTAACTACCGCATCGTCAAATTCACACATGCAAATAGCACAAGTTTCCTCTGGTAGTGCTGGTACAACAGGATCAAGCTTTTCGAAAAAATTAATTAAATATTGTAAACCTTTCATTTCTTCTTCATATTTCTTCTTTCTGTAATCATATCCATGTGCTGTTGGTCCCTCTTTAATTAAATCCTTCAATTTCTTTTCCTTTTCCTCATATATTTTCTTTTTATGCTCTATCAGTTTTTGTCTAACCTGTTCTAATGATAATTCTTCAGCACCTAATGTTTCAATATCATGGTCAGAAATATTAGGATGACAACATAATTGTCTTAAATATTCAGATCCTAAATGTAAATTACTATTATAGATACTTCTTTCAATATTAGTTAAGTTTAGGAAAATAGTTTCCTCCACAATTGCAGGAATATTAAACTCGGGTCCAACGCTTACCTTTGTATTACGATAATACATGTTTTGCATTACACTTTGATAAACTGTATTAAAATCAATACCTTCCGATGTTAATTCCTCATATCCAATTGGAATATTTATAATTTCTTCTTTCGGCAACTTAATTCTTTTATTCGCATTTAATCCTAAGAATTTAATTACTGAAGCAAAACCTTGTTCGTGTGTGAATGGAGTTCCAGATACATACCACTTATAATTTGAAGTTATGTTACTTAACCATAATCTCACATAATTATCCGTTTCAGATGAATTAAATGATGACATATTTCCAAATTGTTCATGTGCTTCGTCGATGATTAGCCGATTCCAATGGAAATGTTCAAACATGGGACAGTTATATTTAGTAACTTCTTTAATTTCTTGATTTTTTAATCCTTCCAACATTTTATTCAATTCGATCTCTCTATCATTAAATTTCGATGTTAAATAAGCTGGTGTTATTTTTTTATAATTAAGACAAACATAATGTTGAACATTAATTAAAAATTGAATTGACGTTATAACAAAATCAGCATTAAAAAAGTCATCATATGTTACCCCTTCATGATTTGGTTTAGTTAATACTAATACACATTTCGCTAAAGGATTACACTTTAATATTTCATTTTGCCATTGTTTAGTTAAATGATTCGGACAAACAATCAAATTACTTTTACTAAAATATTTTCCATTAGGTGCAAATAATTTTTTATAATTAGATGGTCTTGCCAACATTAAAGACACTGTTGTAATTGTTTTACCTAACCCCATTTCATCCGCAAGAATACCACCTTTCGCTTTAAACGTATGTGGTTTAAATTGATCTGTCACAATTACACGATCTAACATATCAAAATATATTCCATCCACTTTAGGATCTTTAATTATCGATGATAACGGGACAAAAGTATCGAAATTCCATCCATCCTTATCAATATTCTCTTCTACACTTTTCATCCACATCATCGATTTAATTTGATAAGTATATAATTTAATATTAACTGATGTTGGTTGCGTCAAAACAACATCATTTCTTGTCATGATATGAGCATTCTTCCAATCTTCAGTAAATTTTTTATTTTTTTGTTCACTATAATTCATTGTAATTAATTTATGAAGGAACATACAATCTGTTTTAGTTAAAGTATTATTATCACATTTTTCTAAAAACTTATCAACATCTATATAAATATCCATTTTATAATGTTTGCTACCATATTGAGAATTATTTTGTTTCGGAACTATTTCATAACTCCAAATTGAATCTTCGGAATTTATTATATCATTCAATAATTCTATGTAAATAGCATTTAATGCTCTGATTAATATTTTCCCTATAATACTATTATTTTCATTTAGTAAATAATATCCATTATTTTCAGAACACATCGTTAACCATCCTATTTTTATTTTATCACATAATTGGGTATTGTCGGTCGTGTTTATTTCATTAATTGTCGTTACTTTAACTCTTGACATATTCTATTATAATATTTCTTATAAAGTTATTGTACGAAATATTAAAATTATCAATTTTTTGCTGCAAAAAATTGATAACGAAACAGTATAAGCAATTATCAATATAATTATAAATCAATGGATAAAATAATAGATGAATTGAATAATGACCCTGTAACTACTATCAGCAATATGACAATTCCAAAATTAGTAAAAATAATTAAATATGCAGCAGATAAATATTATAATGAACAACCTGTTATATCTGATCAAATATACGATTTATTAATTGATGCAATTAAAGATAAAGATCCTACCAATCCCGTGCTGAAACAAATTGGTGCAAAAGTAACAACCAATAAGGTTAAACTACCCTATTTCATGGGAAGTATGGATAAAATAAAACCAGGATCTCCTGTTTTGGAAAAATGGCTGAAAAAATATTCAGGACCATATATTGTTTCCGATAAATTAGATGGTGTATCTGGATTATTTCATATTGATTCAAAGAACAATCAACATCTATATACACGAGGCAATGGATTAATTGGTACAGATATAACTCATTTAATAAAATACATTCATAGTTTGAATATAAGTGATTTACCTAAAAATATTGCAGTTAGAGGTGAATTTATAATATCGAAAAAGAATTTTAAGAAATATAGTGGTACTATGTCAAATGCAAGAAATATGGTTGCTGGACTTATAAACAGTAAAACGATTGAGGTTGATAAAATGAATGATGTTGATTTTGTGGTGTATGAATTAATTAATCCATCCAATATTAAACAATCTGAACAATTCATACGATTGCAATTAAGTGGATTTAAAGTAGTTCATTATGATATATTCGATAAATTTGATGAAACGGTTTTAAGTAAACAATTAGAAATAAGGAGGAAAAATAGTTTATATGAAATTGATGGTATAATTGTTACAGGTGATCAACCCCATGCCAGAAATTTATCAGGTAATCCCGATTATGCATTTGCATTCAAGGAAACAACTCAAGTAATTAATTCAGAGGTTATTGAAGTTGAATGGAATATATCTAAAGATGGATTATTTAAACCAACTATTATTATAAAACCAGTTAATCTATCCGGTGTAACTGTTAAAAGAGCTACAGCATTTAATGCTAAATTTGTAAATGATAATAAATTAGGTCCAGGTGCCATTGTTAAAATAACTAGAAGTGGTGATGTCATACCGTATATAATGGAAGTTATCAAGCCTGCTAAAGAGGCGCAGATGCCTAAAGTAGGATATAAATGGAATGAAACTAAAGTTGATATTTATTATGATACTGATATTAAAAATGATCAAACGGAAAAAGAAATATTAATAAAAAATTTAGCATATTTTTTCGAAAAGTTGGATATCAAACATGTAGCTAGTAGTACAGTAGAAAAGATGGTTGAAGCTGGTTTTGATACTATACCTAAAATATTAAAAGCATCAAAAGATGATTTTTTGGTATTAAAAGGGTTTAAAGATAAGTCATCGGAGAATATATATAATTCCATCCATGAAAGGATCAAAAGTGTTGAATTAGTTGATCTGATGGTTGCAAGTAATATATTTGGACATGGTTTGGGTAGTAAGAAAATAGAATTAATATTAAAGGTTTATCCAAACATAATGGATCACCCTGTAAAAAAGGAAGCTATTACAGAAATTAATGGGTTTGATATATTAACTGCAACAAGATTTGTGGATGGGTTACCGGAATTCAAGAATTTTGTAAAAACTGTACCAATGATTAATATTGTTAATAAATACATTGGAGGAATTAAGAAAGAAGGTGTATTTAAAGATGAAAAAGTGGTATTTACTGGCTTTAGGAATAAAACATGGAATGAATATATTGAGAATAATGGAGGAGAGGTGGTTAATTCGGTTAGTAAAAATACAACATTATTGGTAGTTGCTGATGAAAATGATACGAGTTCAAAATTGAATAAAGCGAAGGAATTAGGTGTTAAAATAATGACAGCAGATGAGTTTAAGAAAAAATATAAATTATAATTATTTTATTGTGTAATATATATGACTCTATATAGGCAAAAAGATATAGATGCTGTAACAAAAGATATAGATAAAATAATAGACCAAGCAAGGGAAAAACAGATAAATACTTTGGAACCGACAATCAATGAATATAGAGAAGTTATGATAGCAATTAATGATTATATTAAAAGAACTAACAAAATTGTATATGGAGGATATGCATTGAATGAATTACTCAAATCAAAAAAAAATTCGATTTATAATGATTTGGAAACACCAGATATTGAATTTTATTCTCCAAAACCAATTAAAGATCTTGTCGATTTATGTGATGAATTACATAAAAAAGGATTTAAATTTGTACAAGGAAGAGAAGGACAGCATGATGAAACATATAAAATATTCGTAAACTTTGCAAATTATTGTGATATAAGTTACATGCCTGGACCGATTTATTATAGTTTACCAACAATTAAATTAAATGGTATTACTTATGTCCATCCCCATATTATGTTAATCGATAAATTTAGAGTTTATAATAATCCATTAACTGCATTTTGGAGATTGAAAAAAGAGATACCAAGAACAAATTTGATTGTAAAGTATTATCCGTTTGATAAATTAAAATGTGAAATAATAATGAAAAAAACACCAGATGAAAAAGCAATTAAAATGATCAGGAAAGAAATTTTACCTAAAATCAAAGATAGTACAATTATATTTGGTTATTATGCGTATTATTATTACATGTATAAAGCTGTTAATGTTACCAAAAAAAAGGAAAAAGTAAATATCTATATACCATATTATGATGTAGTATCAACCGATTTGAAAAAAGATTCAATGTATATTATGGATGAGTTAAAGAAGAGGTATGGCGAAAAAATAAAGGTTGAAGAGTATTATCCATTTTCACAATTTCAAGATAGGCATGTAACATTTTTATTAGATGGTCAAGTTTTACTTAATTTATATGGGCATAATAATGTCTGCACTCCATTTATATCTATACCTAAAAAGAAATTGAATGTTGCAACCTTCATATTTACTTTAATGATGTTATTAGTTCAATCATTAAAGAGTAGAGTAATAAAAGATGATATGGAAATGAATAATGCTCAATGTATGATATCTCATTTAGTTGTTTTTAGAGAAAATTATTTAGATAAATCTAAGAAAACAGTTATGGATGATACACCATTTAGAGAATTTGTTGTTGAATGTATTGGTAAAACTATTGATCAAATGAGAGAATATAAACTCAAAATTATTAAAAAGAAAGAACAACAAAAAAGATTAGTGTTTGATTATTATCCGGATAGTGGAGCAAAAATAGATGTAGATGCATATAAATTTCCAAATTCTGCGGGAACTATAATAAATAATAAGAAATATTGGATAACAGAGGGAGCTGAAATTGAAAATGTTGAATAAAAAAGTAATTAATTATTTAAAATTATGATTATATAATACGATATATGAACATACTTAACGATAATACGATAGAAATTAATGGAGAAGTTATTTCAATTCCGTATAATGAGCGAAATAAATTATTAACAAAGGAAGATGTTAAATCATCTATTAAAAGATTTAACGTCGACATCGTTGTCAATAATTTATCTATATATCAACAGGCTCTAACCCATAAATCTTATACTAAAAAAGATTTACTTACTCCAGAAATATTGTCTCGATTTAAAAATAAATTTTCACCGAATCTTGTAGAATTGCAAGAAGCTTCCAATGAGAGATTGGAATTTTTGGGTGATACTGTGATTAAATTAATTGTCAGTCATTATTTATTCATTAGATATGAGAATGAAGATGAAGGATTTATGACTAGATTAAAAACTAAAATTGAAAACCGTGATACATTGGCGATTTTAGCTAAAAAAATTGGATTAGATAACTTTTTATTGGTGTCTCAACAAATTGAATCAGTTACAGGAAGAACATCTGATAAATTATTGGAAGATGCATTTGAATCGTATATTGGAGCATTATATTTAGATAGTGGATTTGAGAATTGTCATAAATTTATAACTAATATATTAGAGAGTGAGATTGATTATGCAGAGATATTATGTAACGATAGTAATTATAAGGATCAATTATTGAGATACTATCATAAAAATAAATGGAGTCATCCTTTATATATTGAAATATCTCATGATGGGCCTCCACATAGAAGGGTATTTACCATGGGAGTGAAAGATAATGATGGTAATATAGTTGGTACTGGAAAAGATAAATCAAAGAGAAAAGCGGAACAGACTTCTGCAAAAAAAGCACTGATTCATTTTGGAGTCATTAAAGAAGACAAAATGGATGAGAATGAATTAGATATTTAGAATGATCTAATTGCTTTTAGATAAATAGTCATCATAAATAAAATTTGACAGAGAGCTTCATTTAATTGAATTAATAGAGCAAAATCATCGCTATTATTCTTCTTTTCTAAAGATGATCGTAGTTCTTTAATTTCTTCTATAAGTTTTTTGGCATTTTTTTTATATTTATTGTATCTATGTGTTACATCATCAAAATCGATTAAACTCATTATATATATAAAATTAGATAATTGTTTGGAAATAATTTATTGGTTTATATATATGAGTAACAAGATACTTAATTATGTTAAATATAAAAGAGGAAAAACATTTGAAACTCTACAAAAAGCCAATGATCAACTTACTCTCATAGGAAAATTATTAACTACTAATAATAAAGATAAAAATTATACAAAAATAATGAGTATGATTGATGCTAAATACGATGATGAAAAACAAATAGGCGGTGTATATTCTATGGTAGATGTTGGTAACATGGATACATTAATTAGAAATATAGCGCAAAAATCAGGTATTATAGAAAAAATTTGTGAATCTAATAAAAAATTAATGGAATATATTTCTGAGCTTAAAACTGCAGAAATAGATCATGTTCATGAATTACAATCAAAAATTAATTTAACGGAAAATCAATTACAAACCGGTTTAAAAGATTTAAAGCGAGCAATCGATTTTCCTAATGAAGTCATAAATAATCCACCCTCCGAACATAAAAATGGAGAATTAAGTGGTATGGTTATGGGTCAAGTCAATGTGCCCGTAGAACCAACACAAGAACCAAAACAAGAA